CAATGGGCGGCTCCTCCAAACTGTCCTGGGCCTACACCTTTTTTCCACGGTGCTTGTGGTAGTGGACCTTCCCAATGCCAACCAGCATCTGGACCTGGATAATATTGAGCTCGTTCAAGTTTATGGAGATGCTCTGGTTTCATAGAATGACGAGCAGTCATATCAACTATTTCGAAATCTTGAACATGCGAATACTTTAGTGTAACTAGACTTGCTTCTTCTTCAGTCATTACTACACAATCATTTTTACCATTTATAGTAACACTAAACACTCTTTTTTCTTCAGTCATTTTTAATTATAACCTCTTCTCCATTTACTTTTTTTGTTTTAAGAAAGCCATTATCAATTAGTTGCGAAATGCATTGGTCAGTTACTGAATGTGCAATTACATTATACATTAAGAAAAATGTAGCAACGGAACCTGCTACATATGCAATTAATAACCAAATCATTTTATTCCTCGTTTAATACATTTGAAAAGTGTTCATATGACCAGATAATACCATCTGGTTCTGTCTTAATTTTTTTAGGAGTTATTTCTGCAATAACATGTTCCAATGGACTTTTGCCTGTGTTTTCTTCAATAGCAATACCGGCACCACCACTTACAATACCTACAGTATTGCCTGTGAATACACTATGCATTAGGCTTCCTGCGCCTAATACATTGCACCCACCAAGCAATAGAAACAGTAGGATTACAAGTTTCATTAGATTAGCATAGGTAACTTAGGCCAGGGTGTATCAATACCGTTCTTCTGATCTAAGTAAGACATTACTAGCTCTAGCTCAAACTCCTCGTTGTCGGCTAGAAAATATACTAGGGCATCAAAGCCCACGTTGCCCAAATATACAAAATCATCTACAGGCTGATCCTGTAAAAACATTTCAGTTGCGGTGCGGAAAGTTTCGTTTGTAAACATATATACTCCTTAGAATGCTTTAGTTATACCAGTATAGTTATTATTCCTTTTCTTATTTTGCTTCTCCATTTGTTGGAGTTGCTTAACCATACCTAAAAAATTAGCAAACATTTCGTCTTGTTTGCTTTTACCAGCAGGCAAACATATTGCTTTTGCATCATGTGGCTTTACTTGTTCTAGTGCCTGCTTACAAACATCCATGCTAGGATAAGTTATGTTTAGACCCATTACAGTTGATATCAATATTGTTTTTAACATTATGCTATCTCCATTTGCATTTTAGTAACCATGTCCAAAGTCTTTTGCAACTTCTTAATCACTTTTGGTGAAGTTCCAGCAGGATGAGGATTGTCATATTCTGCTTGGATCATAAGTGGAAGAGCTCTCATCATTAAGGCAATTTGATCTGGCTTGCCTGTTAAGTTCTTCTTTAGTTGTGCATTTGAAATTGCTTTTGACATATTTACTTCCTTTTTGTTAACTTACTATTTTAATATAAAGCATATACAAGATTTGTCAACCTCTTTTATACTAAACCTTGCTCTTTTGCGGCTTTAATTATGATTGGAGTAAAGATCTTTTCAATTTGATCTTCCCACATCTCCCAACTATCTTTAGTAAAATATCTGAAAGAATTTTGTGTAGGAATGTTCCATTTGTTAATAAAATACTCTTCCTTTTCAGCAAACATACTTACAAACAATCCTCTTTTGTTACAAAGACCATTGTTGAAAAAATCATACACAGCATTTTGTGCTCTTCTAAATGTTTCTAAATTTTTGTTATCTGACAAAGGCTTTTCACATCTACCTGACATTGGAAGTAATGCATTTAACTCATCAACTAATGTTTTAAATCCAGAATTTACACCCCAGTTATTTGTAAATAATTCTTGTTGCTTTGACATTTTTTCTCCTGTTTATTAACTTAACTTACTATTTTAATGTAGCATAGATATACATTATGTCAACCTCTTTTGTACAAATAAATATTAATATGCCAAAAATTTATGAAAGTCCAGACGGTGGTAACACTGTTTATGAACGTGAAATAGGTGATGATGTATTGAATCGTAAGTTAATGTCTGTGGCAAAAACAGAGCCAGGCTTTAATGAATATGGGGAAATATGGAATGAAGTAAGTGGTTTTCCTGATTGGCGTTTAATTAGAAAATACAAAGATCTTAGGGTAACATACGAAAAATACCTTGCAATGCAAGAACACTACAAGGTATTAGATGTGTTATCAGAAGACGAAACTAACTAATAGCTCTGTGCTAATCTCCACATCAAGTATTCTTTGCTTTCAATAGGCTCGTATTTGTCTGGCTGATCTGTTAAATTTTTAACTATAGTGCCTGGAGTAGGGTCTACAAAGTGTGGCATACTATATCTTGGCAAATGAATATGACTGTTTACCACTCTGTGTTTTGTGCTTACAAAATAATCATTAGTCCAACGTTGTAGTAAATCACCAATATTTACAACAACTGACCCTTCATCTAATGCTTGAGCATATGGCACTGGATGCCATTCACCATTTAGATCTTGTACCTGTAGTCCTGGAACATCAGTGATCTGCCATAATAATGTTATTGTGCCATAGTCACTATGTTCTCCTATCCTCATTTGCCTATCTTCAAGTTTTCCTTCATAAGCAGGATAGTGAATAATTCTTGTTGTATTATACATATCTTGATGTGCATCTACTAGTGTAGTTCCACAACTAAGTATGGTATCAAATTTTTGTAGTATATCTAGTGCTAGACGATCTGCTATTTTAATTGACTCTAATGCTTTTTGTTTGAAGCCAGGCACCCATCCTGGGTTTGGCCATAGTTCGTCTGGCATTCTTGTATTGTTGTAGTTGAAACTTTCTTTCATGTCTTTAGGAGCAGTTGGGTCTACGTTTTCAGCACCCATAACACTATATCCTAAATTGTTTTCTGCTTGATAACCGTAAAGTTTTTTTGTTTCTAATGTCAGATCAAAAAACTGTTTCATTGCTATAAACCAGTAATTCAAGTCAGTTCTTTCCTTTACCGATAAGCAATTTTTAAAGACTGCGAAGCCCACACGAGTGTAGGCTTCTTCGATTTGCTTTAAATGATTTGGATCATCAAAGTCTATAATTGGTATCATTACTGAGGAACCTTTGCGTCAATACCTTCGACGTAATACATCATACTATTTAGATGTGCATCGTCGGCAATCTCACCGTCTTTCAACTGTAGTTTGCCGGTATTGTCTTTGATAGGACCAGTAAATGCAAAGTACTTGCCGTCTCTGATACCTTCTTTGATCTTGGTTGCAAAGGCAATGACATCATCTGGCATGTTTGTAAACGGAGCCATTTGTACTACGTCTTCATTCATGTGTCCAAAATAATCATTAGTTTTCCATGTACCATCAATTACTGCTTGTACCTTTTTAATGTAGTAAGGTGACCAGTTATCAATTGTAGCAGTCAATTGTGCTTTAGGAGCAAAACGGATTTGATCACTTGCTTGACCAAAACCAAGTACACCTGCCTTTTCAGCAGTCTGTAATGGTGCTGGTGAGTCAGTGTGCTGAGCTACCATATCACAACCTTCTGCAATCATAACTGATGCCGCATTGGCTTCTTTGCCTGGATCATACCAAGTATTCACCCATACAATGTCAATATCGACATCTGGATTTACACTTTTTGCACCCAAGTAATAAGTGTTGATTTCACGGATAACCTCCGGAATTGGATATGCGCCTACATAACAAATTTTATTTGTCTTAGTCATCATACCAGCAATAACACCTTGTACATGCCTTGCTTGATATAATCGTAATCCATAACTTGCCATGTTCTCACTTTGCTTATAACCTGTGGCATGTTCAAACTTTACGTTAGGAAACTCTTTTGCAACCTTAAGCATTGGTTCCATATATCCAAATGATGTTGCAAAGATAATATCAACACCTTCTTGTGCCATAGCTCTAATTGATCGCTCTGCATCTGGACCATACTTAACATTTTCCAAATAAGTTGTTTCCACTTTGTCACCAAAGTGCTTTTCAACATCTAACCTTCCGATGTCATGCCTGTAAGTCCATCCGTGATCACCAATTGGACCAACGTAGATAAAACCTACCTTAACTTTGTCTCCAGCATTTGCGGCAACACTGAAAAACATTGCAGTCAGTGCAACTGCAAACATTTTAATTAGTTTCATTTCTTTTCCTTTCTCATAGAGGGTGTTCTCTAACTAATGCTTCACCCAGGGCTAGTTGCTCCATAGATCAACTTCCACATGCAAACTGTTGTTGCATCTTTATGTTGTCCATGAATTCTTTTGTAGTAGAAGGATCATCTTTGAAAGCACCACGTAAAACTGTAGTTTGTGTTAAACTACTTTTTGCCTTGATACCTCTGTTCTCACAACAACCATGTGTTGCTTGAACATAAACTCCAACATGTTCACTTCCTGTTTCTTTTTGTATTGCATTTGCAATCATAACATTAAGCTCTTCTTGCAGAGTACCTCTCATAGCACACCATTGTGCGATACGAGTGTACTTGCTTAGTCCTAACAATTTAGGTCCTGCAATTATACCAATGTATGCTACACCTTTTACTGTTTGATGATGATGCGAACATAGGCTTGTAAGTTCACTTCTAACAACTAGCATACCTTCATAACCACCTTCAATATAGTTTGGAAAAGCACTAGGGTTTGGCATCTTATCATATCTACCAGACATAATCTCGTTGATATACATTTTTGCCATACGCCTAGCAGTATCCATACTATTGGGATCTGTTTCAGTATCAATTAGTAAATGTTGTAACATGTTTTCAAAAGCCGGAATGGCTTCTTCAATTAGTTGTTGCTTCTCACCTTCTTCGATGTAGTCAGCAATATTGTCATTGGCCCAGTATCTAACATTGTTATCTACAAGCCTTTGCTTAATAGTATCTTTGATTGTCATTTAGGATTCTCCGAGTTAAAGACGAGGATGTCTTGTATATGTTTATTATACAACATTACTTATAATGTTGCAAGTATTATTTGTGTTATTCTGATCCAAAGTATTTTTCGATCATTTCAAGCCTATCGTCGGCGGCGGCTAATTTATTCAGCTCTTCAATTACTGCTTCAGTAATATCTGAATGCTCTCCAATACCTGCTGGCATTGTTTGATAAACTTTGATATTTGCTACATGTACCGCACACTCGCCTTCTGCTTGTTTTTTTGCGGCGTGAATTAATGCTTCACCTGGTTTCATACTACTACTTCCTTTCTTGTCGCTTTTTGTAGTTTCCTTTATTAGGTATGACGTGTCTAACGCCACCAGTTGGATCATCCATATCGCCTTCGCGTCTTGGAATAAGATGGACATGTGGATACCCGACGGTTTGTCCTGCTTCAACTCCGACATTCTGTCCTATGTTGTAAGCATCACAGTAGCCTTCGTCGACCCAACCGTATCCCCATGCATATGCTGCCTTGTAACATTTTTCCAAATGCTCCCAAGTTTCCGTTTTTGGGACAAATAATAGATGTCCTTCGGTAACCGGAAAACCATCCTTGTACACTGTGTAATCACGTGTTTCCATTACAACATTTGTCCAAGGAATCTCTTTTTTCATTATCTTGTATACCAATTGTATGCAGTTGTAATAATACTATCTAAATTATGTTTTGGTTCCCATCCAAGATAACGTGTTTCAGTAACGTCGGCAACAAGACTTGCAGGGTCACCATCACGTCTTGGACCAATATCATAATTAACTTTTAGCGGAGTGTTTCTTTCAACTGCTTGAATAATTTCTAAGTTTGAATTTCCTGTGCCATCGCCTAAGTTGAAAACGTGGGCACCATTATATTTTGTAGTGTAGTCTAAAGCCTTTACAATGCCGTTTGCAATATCTTCTACATGTATATAGTCACGAACACAAGTTCCATCAGCAGTAGCATAATCATTTCCATAAACTGTAAATTTTTTATCTGCTATTGCACTTTCCATTATTCTAGCAATAATATGTGTTGCTTGTTTTTCTTGTCCAAACTCACCTTCGCTATCAGCACCAGCAACGTTAAAGAAACGTAGGCTAACACTATTGATGTCATATGCTTTTGCATAATCATTTAGTATAACTTCCATCATACGTTTTGTCCAACCATACGGATTCATAGGAATGTTACCATCTTCAATAGTACATACACCGTTTTCAGGTTCTCCATAACAAGCCGCACTAGATGCAAATACAATAGTTTTTATATTTGTTTGTCTCATTACATCAAGTAAATTTAATGTTTGTGCAATGTTGTTCTTATAGTATACGGCAGGATCAGTTACACTTGGTCCTACTAAACTAGTTGCCGCAATATGCACTACTGCATCAGTATCCATGCCAACAACATCTGTTGTAATGTCACCATAATTGCATAAGATCTGTGATCCATCAAAGTATTGATGTTTTACTTCTCTACGGTCACTGGCAATTATTGTATGCCCTTCTTGCTTGAGTAACTTGCATGTTTGCGAGCCAATGTAACCACTTGCTCCTGTAACTAATACTTTCATTAATACTTGCTTTCTGCAACAAAGTCTCTATACCTGTTGCCACTTCTTAACCATTGTTCGCCGTTGCCTTGCATGATGTCAATCATTCTATCAATTGTACCATTAGTCCAATCACTAATCTTACCCATGCTAGGACTTGGATCTCGCAATGCTCTCAGGATCTTAGTTACTGCATCATCAATACTCCAAGGAGTATAAAGACGTTCATAGTCATTTGCAAACGTTTCAGGAAAACTTCTGTATGCAGGATAAACTACATTACATCCTAGTGCATCTGCTTCACTTACTGTATTACTAACCCAATCTTGTAAAGCACAATTAAATAATACTTTACTATCATTTACAATGTTATAGTAATCATTTTTTTGTAAGTCTGCTTCAATAGTAAGTTTACCTTCTTCTACCATTTTGTTTGCACGAACCAAATACTTTTCATTGTTACTTCTTAGGGGTCCACCACTTAGTACTGCAAATTCTACATCAGGATTTACTCCTTTTACTTTTTCAATTACATCCATAAAAAAGTCTGGTTGCTTCTCTTGATCAAATCTTGCCGCAAATACTACTCTATCTTTACGTTCAGCAAATGGTTTGATTTTATTTTTTACACGACCTTGTACTTCTGCTTTACCAAAACTAAGTCCGCTAATATTATATATTGGAGCACTCCAATTTGCTATTTTCATGTGTGCAACCATTTCTTCATTGGTTGCTAGGATATGTACATTTGGAATCTCATTACACATTTGCTCATACAATGACATCCACTTACTCATACCCCAAACATGTACAAAGTCATCTGGATCAACTGCTTGTGCTAAACAACGTAAATAAATTTTAGGACGTTGCTCTTGCGGAATCTGACACATAATATATGGCAAACTTTCCATACCAGGCTGAAACATATCTTCAAAGAAGACTACATCTTCGCCTGTGCATTCTCCGTTTCTCATCATTTGTACTAGATTCATAATCTGGCTCATACCAAAGTAACTACGACCATGTGCATCAAGTACTTGACCTACACTAATTGCTTTAGTGTCATCTATTGTAGTACCAGGTACAACAACATAATCAATACCACGTTGTTTGAATACTGCTTCACTCCAGTCTTGAAGTTGAAGTGTATATCTACCTTCATAAGGCTCTAAGCCCATATAAAATAGTTTTCTCATTTCTTTCCTTTGTACATGCTGGCCTTCATAGAGTCTCGCAATGCTTGACGCATTGCACGACCATCTCGAATCCATTGGTTATAGGGTGTGCGACGATTCCTAATACTATTCTTCATATGGCCCCACGGGCTCTTTGTTCGATACAAATCTTTCTCATCAAAGTAGTATCCGTTGTCGACGCAAAATTGGCGATATTCATCCAAGTCTTCAAAAACTTGTGCATCACACTTTGTATGTTCCATTTTAGCATTTTACTCCTTGCCATAATCATACTTTATAAAACAACCATTTTCCCCATCTTCACTTACTTCAATATGTACAGAACGTTCGGGGTATCGCTCTGCAATCTTTTCAAATAGTTCATCACTAATCATTTCACAGGACTTATAGTCCAACTCAAGCACCTTAGTGTTACTGTGTCCTTCACCTCCGTCCGGTGCCATATCATACAATCGTTGTAACCAACGTTTGAATTGTATAAATTCAATGTCTCTGTCGTTGTGGAAGACCTCAATTGACACCCTGAACTTAAAGATATGCCTATGAGGATAACCAAGAAACGATACATCATCCCAGCCTCCTGTTGCTAATTTAGGATCATCAAGAGCGGCAGGATACTTATGTATTCCTTCCTTTTGAAATGTTACCCAAATCATTGAGCTCTTATTATCCATTTGCTTTCGCCTAGCATCAACCAATGCTTCTTCTCTCAATTGGTCTTGCATCATATATGGACTTGGATGAATTCCTGTTACTAATCCATCGTCATTAATATCTAATGTTTCTCCTGACATAGTTTCCTTCTTTCTTTCTTGACGCATTTTCCATAACATCCAATCATAATATCTTTCAGGTTCTCTATCATAATCCATGTTATACTCCTATTATAATAACACTACTAACTTGCATTGTCAAGTGGTTTATCTTGTGTATATTCATTCCAACCTGTATATGTATGTGGAGTTTGTAAGTTTCTCAAGTTGTGTACCCATACACCTTTGTTAGAATGTTGAAAGTCTTTGTCATCAATCTTAATACAGGCGTTACCATTTAGTTTGTCAATGTGTGGTAGTTTCAAACTTATCATACTAATAAACTTTGGATTACTTTGATGACCCATTGCCAATACATTTTCATGAAACACTCGATCATAATCTAGTGTTACCCAAAGATCAGCATCAAGCAATTTGTCAATTGTTTCAGTCCAAAATTGCCAATCCTGATCAGTACGTGGAAGAAAACTCATGTTAGCACCAAGATATACATGTTCGATATCTAGCTCTTTTGCAGTAGAAATTATTTTGTTTACGTCTTGTATGCCAACAATGAACAATGTTTTATGTCCAAGCATTGGCGTGTTTTCAACTTCAGTGCCAACAAATGTAGTTACTATATCACTTTCTTTTGTGTTACTGTACGGTCTCTTCATTTTGTATTCTCTTTAGTTCTTGAATTTGATCTTTGATTTGTAATTTTTTCTTTTTTAATTCTGTTAGTTCTTTGCTATTTGCATTTTTCTTTTGAAGGTCAGTGCATTGCCGATCTAAATACTTGTGTGTTTCTTGTAGCATTTCAATTCGAGCTTGATAATTTTTCATACTGATTTACTCCTGTGTTTTTTCAAGTTCCTCTAAGTTACTGTAGTGACTATCAGAAAATTCTTCAACTTCATCTTCTACATCTGTGTCGCCTTCATCGAATAAATTAGAAAACATTGTTTGTGCATTCATTGTTTTCTTACCAATGTTTAGACGTGTTCCAATCACCATCATCCAAAATTTACTGTATTCTTCGATTAGTGCTAGGCTTTTATCTCTATCATTCAAACTAAAGATACGATCAACAATATCTTTGAATAGTACACGATCAAAACGTTCATCAACTAGCATACCTGGAATGTGTCCATTGTCATATTCTCTGTTTGCTCTTTGTGTGCTTTCAACATGCATCCAAACGTTGTGTGCCATTTGTAATGCATAACTGAAACTATCCCAACTAGTACGACCTTCTTTACCAATTTTATTTAGGTCGCCTGGCTTGTAAATGCAAATATCTTTTGCACTAAGATGTGTACTGATTGGCGAATCTTCAAAGGATTCAAGTACACTATCTTGCAATACTGCATCACGATAACTACGCCTATCGCCACTGTACTTCTTGTTATCAATGCCACTAGACATTTTATAACTCCACTTTTTCTCTCTATCACCTAAACGAATATGATGATAAATCTGTCCATTAGCAGTTGCTAAGAAAGGACTTGCACAATCATATGTTATCATAAAGTTTTTGTTATGATACTTACGAACTGCACGTTGTATGTCAGTTAATAAAACTGCCCATTCAAGTTTACTAGTACCTAAGAAATGCATTACATCATGTATACCTTCTTGTAGTAAACCATCATGTATTAGATGTACAATTCGACGTAGTATTAAATGTACATCACACATATTTTGTCCACCCATTGCCCAGCCATCAAAGTGATTATCAGGATACTTTGCAGGATCGCAATAGTCTTTGAATCCTTCATACCAACTATCTGCATCTGTATGTGTACTACCTTGTAATACATTCAGTACTTTAAAGTTGCCACGTCTGTGCTTGAGATAGTATTCTGCATTTATGTGTGTTGCCTTTACTGCATCATCATAACTGTGTATGCCACTTGCTTTAGCGGCTTTTGGATCTTGGAATGTCCATGTTGGAATATCTAACATCATTCCATAGTCCATATATTCTTCCATCCAGTTAACCACTAACTTACGTTTAACTGCCGCTTTAGGACAATTTGGATCTGCCCAGTTGCCTTCCCAAATACCTTTAGCAATCTGGAAACCACCAGAGTCACCAAGTAACCAAGTGTTATCTCGATCTCTGTTACGGATCATGTCTTCTTTGTCTACATGCTTTGTTGTATCTAAGTTGGCATGTCCTGCTGAATAAAGTGCCCATTTATAATTAAATGCACCTTTTTGTTTGTTGAGAAAGTTTAAAGACTCAACATCTCCTAATCCTGCTGGCACACGATTGTAGTCAACATACTCGCCAAAACGTTGCTTACCAATAAAAGTGGCATAGAAGCCACTAATACTTGGCAAGAAAACTGCGTAGTCGTTTTGACTTTTTGTAAGATCTTTTTCCATTAATTATTTCTGTTGTGCTGGAAGAATGTAATCATATTCAGCAAGTCCACTGTCAATGCTAATCATACTAGCACCTTCATCACTGAATCTCATTTTTGCATCACCTGGCAATCCAAGTATACTAATTACTTGCTGAACTGGCCAATGCCATCCATGCTTTAGTGTACCAGTAATATCATGTTGGAAAGTAAAGTTACCAGCATGTGTGCTATGATCTCCAAAGAAGAACTTCAAGTGTCCATCATCAGTTTTAGCAATAAATGTAGTTTCTTCGCTATGTACCTGCGACTGCATTTTCAAACGTGATATTGATGCAATGCTTGGCTCAATCTCTACGTTCCAATTAACGCCTTTAAACTTAACAGTCTTAAGTTTATCATTAATAACTTCACTAGTCATAAAGCGATAATCATTTTTAAAGTCGCCTCTTGTGTTCTCAAAGTGTAAACCAACTGGCACTGTCTCGCCATTGCGATCCTGTGTGTTGATATCAATCTTTGCTTCTTCTTTATACTCTGGAATGTTAAGAAGAATGTTTAGTTTACTTAGGTTAGGCATGCCAAATGTACCAATAAATTCAGCAATTGGTGATTTGAATTTGCCTTTGACAATTACACTCCTATCTTCAGCCAAGCCTTCGATAAGTGTTTCACTGTCTGTGCCTACTACTTTCACAGTATCAATAAATCCTAAACCATGTGTATGTTGCACAATATCTTGCAAAAAGTCTTTCATAGTAACTCCTATAGTTAAATGTATATTGTATTTAGATTTTTCTCAAAAGTCAAGTAAAATTTTGACTTATTCAAAACTAAACAAATCATTGAAAGTTGTTGTATTGTTAGTGTCAAGTGTTAGATCCCATTCAAGGACGTCTAAAAGGTTTTCCAATTTACCATCGATAACAGTTGCCTCCATAGCATGATCATCAAAGGGTAAATCCTTAAACCATTGTGGCAAATGAGCTTCGTCAGTTGGATATGCCACACTAGTGTATCCAAGTGGATTACTTTTTAGTTTGCAAACAACCACTTTCTGCCCATCTTTGATTTCGCTTGAGTAACGGTCACTATTCATTTTTCTCAATCGATTCCAATTAATACTAGCTCTAACATGTCCAGGCATGTTTGCTCTACCTTGACGTTCTTCAAGAGCAGTAAACTTTGTCATATTGTTTGCACGTTTAGGAGATCCTTTTTCCCAAGCCGGCCTTAGTGTAAATCCATCTTTGAATTCTTTTACTTTTGTAAGCACATCTTCTCTTTGATCACCTGTAAGCACACCAGTGAGTACATCACTTAAAAAGTCTTGTACAACCTTAGGCGTATCACTACGTTTCAAATCCAAACCCATTGCTTTAATCTTACCTGGGCTATCTCCAAAGTCTGTGCGATATCCTTCAATGTCATATACCAACATTGCATAACGTTTCTTTGTAATATATAAACCTTTTGTTGCTACAACTTCACGACCACCTTTAATAATCTTACCCATTTCTCTTGGCGTGTTAAATGCTTTCTTCATAAAGTCAGGCCAACTTTCATTTAGTTTATCGCTGATGCCATCATACAATTCAATCACAGTTTCTTTGTTCCATTCAAGTTCACCTTTTTCAACTTGATCCTTTACGGCATTGTATGCACTAAAGTAACAAGAATCTGTATCACCATAAATTACTGCATCACCAACATGATCATATTCGCCTGTAATACATTCATTTACATATGCGTCCATGTGTTTTGCAATAGCCCTACCACATAGTGTAGTTGATTGTCCAATACGTTTGTCAAAGAACCTACAACCTGGATTCAGCAAAGCACCATACAAACTATTCAAGTTAATCTTTTTTACTAACTGTCGCTTGTCATAAAATGCTTTTTCTTTTGCATCTTTGACATCACGCATCTTTGCTTGTATTTCTTGTCTCTCTGCATACCAACGTTCTAGTAAGCCAGGCACAATACCTTTTCTGTCATATGTAAAAATAGTACCATTTGCACTTAGCATCCACGGATTGTTACTCAAGAATATTAGTTTATATATTTGACAACCAGTAAGTACATCATCACCACCATTTTCCCAGTCAACAACAATCTGTTTGTCTTTGTCTTGTGACATCACAAGTTCATACTCAATGCTACCAAACATGTTTTCCCAAGCATCTGCAAAGCTCTTTTTGTTTGCCATAGCATCATGTACATGTTGTTCTGTGTAGTCTTGTCTTAGTTGTCCTACAATAGTTTCGTTGCCCATGTTCAATGCTCTAATAGCACTAGGATACAAACTGTTAATATCAATAGCACCTATCCAATCATGCATACCTTTTTTAGGATATGCCACATAAGCACCTGCGGCTTGTGTGCTACCTAGTTCTTCTCTGCTTTTACGACTTGGTACAACTAATCCTTGTTCATGTGCTTCATTGATAATTGCTTGTTCTGTAACTGCCACTGCACCCATTGTAGTTGCAAGTAAAACTGTATTGGCATGTGCCAACTCATTTGCTAACTCAATAAACTTTAACTTGCGATCTATATTGTTTAGTAGTGCAGTATCTTGTCTACTATAATCTAAAAACTTCTTGAAGTCATTGTTGTATAGTTGATCAAGTGTTCCTTCATATGCAACTTTGCGTTCATCTAGTTCATACTCACCAATTGCATCTAAACTATAACTATGCATTTCGTGATATGTATATTTGCGATACAGTTGCATGTAATCCATGTGTACTCTACCAATAGTATCAAACGTTACATTTTCTGCACCAAATCTTTCAAAAGATCTTTGCTTTGGATACTGTCCCCATAAACAAAAACGTCTTGTATCATCTTTGCTCAACACACGTTTTACTCTGTTTATCATGTATGGAATATCATAACCTTCACTGTTCCATCCACTTAGTATGTCTGCATCTTCTATTACGTTAAGAAACATGTCAAGTAGCTCTGCTTCAGTGTCAAACAAGACACAGTTTTCAAACTCATCACATATTGCTTGAGCATCTTCTTTGCTTATTGTTTTTGGCTTGGTACAAAGTGTAACCATTTGATCCATCCACTGTAAGTAAACACTGATAGCAGTAACAGGATTAAATGGATCTTCGGGCTGACTAAATCCTCTTTCAGGATCAAAGTCCGTCTCAATATCAAAAAATGCAACGTTAAGTTCTGGTGCATTCTGCCCTAAGTAGTTTTCTTCTAAACAACGGAATACTGGATTGATATCACTTTCATATAATCGTTTGCTTCCATTTAGTTTTAGTTCTTTTCGAAAGTCTCGCATTGTGCGACACTGAACTCTGGTCACTGGTGTATTGTAAATGCTTTTAAATTTGCCTTTGGGATCATCATAATAGAATACATATTTTGCAGGATAATCTTTGTACTCACGTACACCTTTTGTGTTACGTTCTACAATGTATATTCTATCTTTGTCTCGGTCAAAGTGAGCGTCAACAAACATGCGTTCTCCTAGTAATTTGTTTAATTATAACAGGCTTGTAAGTGATTGTCAATGGTTTATTGTATGGTTTCTTGCCAATGTGATGTCATTAAGTTTGCTTTAATGTAATCAATTTCTTCATTGTTATCTATGTCTAAGATATAGTGGTATGGGTATGCTTTAGGATTTTCCTGTTTTACATAAGACATTTGTTGTAATGCTTGTTCTAATGTTTCAAAGCCCCACATTGCAACAGGATCATCCATTCTTGGTTGATACCAAATTTCATACTTGTGCATTTTTCTTCCTCCACCAGTTGTAAATTCCATATAAACTAATTACTAACCAAAATACTTCTAGAGTAATATTAGCAATTACGGGTTTGAAATACAAGTTAACAAACAAAAGTACTGCTACCATGCAGTTGTTAAAACTATACCAAAAGCCTTTTGGATCTATTTTATCTGCTTGTAATGCGGCATAGGTTCCTACTAATAATAAAACCCCCATATTACCAACTATGTCACTCCAGTGCAATGCATAATAATCTGTCATTAGTATAACCTTTTATAAAGATTTGCACCATAGGCATCTGCAATGGCCATATGTCCATATTCATGAAATAATGGACTATATGAATGATTGTAAAGTACAGTATTTGTTTTATCAAAACTGTTCCAATATGTTGTATTTGTTCTACTACTTAATCTATAGTGTAGTTCTAAATACTTTGCAATATGCCTAATCATTATATTCCAAAATCTATTAAATATTTTATCCCCATTGTCCTTACTTAAAAGTCTATGTAGCATTTGTATTTGCATTTGTGTTAAAAATATACTTTGACTTTCTAATGGCTCTAAAAATCCTGCACTCAGTCCTATTGCTAATACATTTGCACACCAAGGCTTTTTGTTCCATTTGCTTTTAAAGTCTATTAGTTTTAGCGAATCTTCTCTTAGTGTATAAGGACACTTGTTTATAAATTCTTGTTTTGCAGTTTCGCTATCACAATGATCATCTGAAAATACATATCCACAGCCTGCTCTATCTTGTAAACAAATGTTCCATTGCCAACCATAGTCCATTGCATATGTCCTAGTATAATAGACTGGTCCTGCTTTGTCTGTATAATCAGCATGTCCTGCCCATGCTTTATTATTAATTAAATGTCTGTTTGATTCAGTTTCATCTGTAAAGTTTTTAAGTAAGATTTGGTCAAGGCCACTGCAATCTATATACATATCAGCAGTGTACTCTCGTTGCTTGCCAACAAGTTTTTGAACACCTTTGTTTGTATATTCTACATGTTCAATAGTATCATAGTTATGATCTATTTTGTCTTTGAAAAGTTCTCTTAGTAAATTGCTAAACTTAGTTGCATCAATATGATAACTGTGTCTCCAATGTTTATCTGGTAGCTCTAAATTTTCTAACCATTTTAACTGTTCTTGTTCTTCTGATTTATCAAATATAAAATGATGAAACCAATGTTTGCCTTCTTCTGGCCAATCACAATGTAGTGCAGAATATTTTCTAATACTACCAATGTTAAATAAATCTTGTTCAGTTAGACCTATTGTTTCTATAAAGTTGGTAAAACTAGGAACAGTGCTTTCGCCTACGCCTATAATAGGAATGTTTTCACTTTCAATTAGTGTGATGTCATCAGATAATACACTTGCAAGATAACTTGCGGTCATCCATCCTGCAGTTCCACCACCTAAAATACAAATATTCATTTAACCATATACCTTCCAATAATGTTTTGCAAAGTACTCTCTCCAACGATGGCCATATACTTTAATATATGCATTCCGGATTTTTTCAAATTCTTTGTATGACATTAGAAAAACAACCTATGTAATGCAATAGTATTCATAACAGTAAACCAAAATGTTAATACCATGACCCATACACTTCCTCTATAGTATGCTCCAAAGAATCCAGTAGCACTACCCACCCAATAAAACGGAATGAAGATATCTGGTCTTGGTTCTAATACTGTGTAGGTGAGAATTGCACTGCCAATAATAACAGTTATAGCACTTATCATTTCTAAATAAAATGCTAACTTGTGAGTGTTATAACTATCTATCCAAAATTGTGCAATCTTATGGACCATTGTATCCTCTAATACGTTCTGCTATTGTTTGAGCGGTATAAGCACTTAAAGTCCATCCTAAATGTCCATGTCCAGTGTTATACCATACATTAGATTTATATTTACTTTGTGCAACTATAGGCATCATACTAGGAGTCATAGGTCTTAGTCCTGCCCACGGTTTGATGTCTTCTGTGTTAATACCTTCAAACATACGTTCTGCCCAACGTATTAGAGGTCTTATTCTTGCTTGAATTATGTCTGTGTTATATCCATTAAACTCAGCAGTACCTGCTACTCTCAATCTGTTTTTTCCTAGTCGTGCAGTTACTATCTTTGCTTCATCATCTAATAGACTTACCCACGGAGCATTGCCTGGATTGTTAATTGTTATACTGTATCCTTTGACAGGGTAGATAGGTAAGTTATCTTTTATTGTACTTGCTAATTTTTTACTACCTGTACCGGCACAAACTACAATAGGCCCATCAAAGTCTAAATGATTTACAGGCTCATTTTTGAAAACAACACCATACTTTGTTTCACAAACTTTTTCAAGTTCTACACAAAATTTATGAATGTCTCCTGTAAAGTCGCTTGTGTTATAGAAGCCTCCAATGATATTAGGATTACTTAAAGCAGGCTCAATTGATTTAATTTCATCAGTACTTACTTCCCATCTGTTTAAACCAGCACTGCGATATAAGTCATTTGTTGCCCAAGCCTGTTCAAATTCTTCTTCTGTTGTATAGACATGGAGTATGCCTTTTTCTACCTTGTCAAACTTAATACCTTCTTCTTCTGCAATTTGTTTGTAAAGTTTATGTGCTTCTAAACTCATACGGCAGGTTTCAATTGTGTTTACTTTTCTATTTTTTATTTCTAATAGAAACTTAACAAACCAACTGTACTTGTCTAAATTAGGAGTGAGATTTATTTTAAGTGGAGCATCAGGTTGTGTTAACCATTTGATACCTTTTTTAACATTACGCCAACTGTTCCATGTTTCAGCATTGCTGGCACTAAGTTGTCCACCATTGGCATACGAAGTTGCCATTGCTGGATATTTTCTCTCGTCACATATTGTAACATCATAGTCCGCTTTTGCAAGATAGTATGCAGTTGTAACTCCTGTGATTCCTGCACCAACGACTAATGCCTTCATATTTTATTGTTTGCCAGTTGTAGTTAAAATGTTTTCTAATGTTGCATAATCATCAGTTGCTTCTGCAAAATTACCTTTATGAGCAGTCCTAATTGCTTTTTTAAGAACAGTAGGCTTGATACTCATTTCTTCAGCGATTGCTTTTACAGTTTCATTTAATCCAGCATTTAAGTCTTCTACTTCTTGTAGGACTGTCATGCCTTCATTGATGACTTGTATTAGTTTTGCTTTTTCTTCGCTATTAAAAACTTTATTTGCACTCATTGATATATCCTTGTTTATGTGTATAGCACTATACTATACTACTACAAACCTATTTGTCAACCTAAACCTTTGCTTTAGATAAACTTAGTTGGGCGTAAACTTCTGATGGTCTTGCACTACTTGGAACTAAACTAATGCTTAAACTTGCGAAATGTCCTGCTTCTGCCATTTTAACAAACTCATCACCTGTGTTAACCATTACATATTTTAGGTTTGGAAAGTTGATTGCTAGTAAGCCGTCCCAACCATAATTTTCTTTGTAACTGTCAAAGTTTGCCTTGCCGTATATTCTTTCTGCTTGTACAGGATCGTCTGTCATAAGTGCTTGTGCAAATGGGCCAGCATTTTTATGAACTTGACTAAACCATTTTGTTGCTAGATCTAATCTTTGTTTTTTCTTTTCTGGGTCATTCAATGGAAAGTCTAAAGCCAAATATGCAATAGATCTTTTAAGTCCAAGTCCTTTTCCACCTTGATTAAAGTGTTCTGCTATACTTGGTACTTGACTCCAATATTGTTTTGCAACAGGATTAGTTGGGCCACCTTCACCTAGTCTACCACCACCAGAAGAAGTTTCTGCTTTAACTTCTATACCCTTGCCATCAACTTCAAGATCACCGTTTTCCTGCTTGAGTTTAATTTTATTACTCAGCATAGCAAGTGCATACTCACCAGGACCTTTTTGTTTTTTACCTGCACCTAGTGTTGCCATTGCTTGGAATATGTTTGTAGTTGTTTGGTCACCTCCAAAGAAATCACTTACTTTACCTACGCCTGGTGTTATTAATTTTGGAATGTCTACAACGTTTCCGCTACTCAGTCTGTCCAAAAACGTATTTAGGCTTTTGTAATCAACACCTGCATGGAATATAATTTGTGTTAGTGTTTTTAAGAGTGGTTCAATACTAAAAGTATCATCTGCGGTTGGTGGGCCAAAACTTTGTAAAACTTTGTTGCTGATATCTTTGTCATGAAGTGTTCTATAGATTCTATCTAATAGTTTTAGATCATCTTCGTTATCTGCTTCTAGTCCACTAACACGAGAGATAATGGCTTTTTTCATTTCATCATCTTCGCGTATTATAAATTCTTTTGCTCGCATTGACCTATTCCTGTATTGCTAATTATTTATCACTGTATTAAATCAAATTGCCACGGCACCACACTTTGATAGTCTATGCCTTTGACTGCACTGTTTACTTTTAAAAATTCAAAAAACATATCTACATCTTTTGGAACATGTGTTCTACTGTTTTGATATTTCAAATAAGTGGCGGCTCCGCTATGTCCTAGTTTGTCTAATTCGTCTGCTGATTGTAATAATACATCCTCAGGGACTAGATGAGCACCTAAATACTCTTGTCCACTCAAGGGTGCAAGATATACTATGCCTTTATCTTTAAAATATCTTACAAGATCTGGTAA